AAGGGCTGTTTCGCTTATGGGGCGCAGGGGTTTCATGCCGCCACCTCTTTGGGTAAAATAGGCATAGGAATCCATCCCAACAAATTTTCATCGCACTCGTTTGTGAAATAAAACGAATTCCATTCCCCTTTATACAAGTCACACTCAAGTTTAGCGTAGCAGTACTTTTCATCGGCAGGGGAATACGTGGTCGGAAGAAGCCACGGATACCCAAAATGCCCCAAAAAAGGAGTGCCGTCTTTTGGGGCGGTTTCTGGTGGATTAAGTGTTGTCATTTTTTGGCCTTGATTTTTTTGTCCAGCACCGAGAGGCCCGCGCCAACGATCACCTCCGCCGCCCCTGCCAGCGTCTGCACGCCGCTTTCGTCAACATAGCCAGAGGTCACCAAAACGCCCCCCATGGTGGTGACGGTGTGGCGAATCAGCCCGAGGATAATGTCTTTCATAGTCGTGTTTCCTTTCTTTGGTTATTTTAGGCCGTATTTGGCCATCAGCGCACCGCCCATGATGGCGAGCGTGACTTTCAGAACCTCAAACATAATCCCCATGGTGGTTTGCCGGTGGGATGTGAGGTGTGTTTCTAAACTGTCGTGAATGGCCTCCACCGTTTCTTTTAAATGGGACGTTTCCCGCTGGATCAGGGCGATCTGCACCGCATTATCGGCCAGCTTTTCTAGGGCCTCGGTTTGCCGCGCCAGATGTTTTTCAATGCCGCCCAGACGCTCTTCCAAAACCGCCACAGTGATGTGAATGTCGTTCGTTGTCATGGCTGCACCACGCGCAATTCAAATGCCTGTACCAACGTCTGGCCGCCGGTTGTGGTGATGGTGTTGGTGATTTTGTAAGTCTGTCCTGCTGTCCCGCTGGAAAACAAAGCCTGCGCGATGCCCGTGGTGGCGTTGAACGTGGGGGAGGCAATGGTGATGCCTGTCTGCCCTGCCCACGTGCTGGTGGCGATGGGATCCGATGCCCCCGTGGCCAGAATCAAACGATCGGACCAGTCGATGTATCGGATCACGGCCTCGGTGGGGTATTTCTCGGTAAACAAGGTATTATTGATGTCGGTGCGAAAGGTCATAGGATCCTCAGGGGTTGGGCTTTGGGTTTTTTTAAGGGCTTGCTAGACCCTTTGACGGAAAAGGCTATGTTTTTTTGGCCGCCTGTTGTCGCCATCTGGGGGAACGCGCGGGAAAAGGGGTCTATGCCTGCGGTTTTTTTAAACACAATGTTGGCTGTGATGGGTTCAAAGGGCCTGTTTGTGTCCCTGTTTTGCCACATGGGGATATTGACCTCGGCAAAACGATATGGGGCCAAGGTTTTTAAAGGGATATTGATGGGGCCATAATCAAAGGCTTGATTGGGGGCCGCATCGAAAGGCTGCCACCGATTCAGCAGCAAGCCATCACCCAAAAATGCAAACGTCACCTCGCTGGCCAAAGGCCCCCAAGCGTTGCCCCACGCATCCCCAAACGATACATTCCAAGCCGCTGTCATACAGGCCCCCATGGATCAGAGGGGGTGCCCGTACCGTCAACGGCATAATTGTTGACCTTTCGCACGTCGGCCTGAATGGGGGCGGTTTGGGCAGCGGTTAAAACAGCAGCGGCGTTTTGTTCTGCTGTTGGCACAGAACCACCTTCGGTGACAACCGTGGAGGCCGCGGATTGAATTAAGAGGGTTTGGACTCCAGCTGTATAGGCGATGGGGTCTCCACTTGGTCCTCCGATAAGGTTTCCTCCGGAGACTCGGGCGATATAATTTCCACTTGGGAAACGAAGTTGCCAAGACCCCAATAATTCGAGGGTGAGACCCGTCTGCACCCCTGGCCCAAGAGTATTGAGTCCTGATCCTTTGCCGATGATGTCATAAATGATCCCTTCGCGACTTGCCTGTGCTTCTTTTATGGCAGTATAAAGTAAAATGCAATCAATGCTTACCGATCCAACGTCAATATCAATTTTTGACGCGGTAAAATCAAAGGTAAACGGCGACACATAATAGGTCATGTTTTAAACATCGCTGTTCCTGCTGGCATTCACACTGCCACCTGCGTTATTGACGCTGAGCAATGTTTCAAACGATATAATCGGGAAAGGCATCGAACCTTGGCGAACCTTGACACGGGCCGTAAAATTCGCGCTGTAAATAAATGTTTTGCTCTCGGATGTCCCCGTCGCCACTTTGTCGATAAAGGGCACAAACACATCATCCGCCGTGACAATGTTGCTGGCTAAAGCAGGTGATAACCCTGTAAAGGTTTTGGTGCCAGCATTAAATGCGGTATAAGTATAAGGAAGGCTTTTGATCCGAATCACACCACTGGACGGCGTGTCCGTTTTAATGCTTTCCACCACCTGCAATGACGTGGCCCCTGCACTGGCAGCCACAGGGGTGTATTCATCTTTTAGGACGTTTCCACCACCATCTGCCCTCGCCACCAGAACATTGTCACCCGCCACCAGATTCCCAACCGTGATGCCGATTAAGGTAGGTGGAACCTGCGTTGTACCATCATGCGCAATTAGCTGGTATTTTGTAGCCTCTGACGCCAACACACCCGTGAGCCACCACCCCTGAGCCACAAAGAACGTACCCCCAGCGAAGGTTCCAAAAGGGGCCGCCGCGTTTTCCGTATAGGCAGCGTTTAAAACCCGATACCGCCACCCGGGAATGCTGTTAAGGGTTGCAGCACTGTTTTCCCGCGTTAGGTATTGCAAGTATTGATACGCTTCTTGCAAGGTACAGCTGCTTGACAGTGTGATGGTGCCCTTATACAGTTTTGACCCATTGCCGTTGCCAAGGTCTTGGTTTGTATCCCCAAACGTGACCGTGACCTTGCTGGACAAAGCCGCCGCGCTGGCCTCAGAAAGCACAATGTTAGAATCAATGGCCGTTGACAAAGCGGCATTGCTTTCACCACCCGCTGACAAGTTCACGTCAAAATGAGAATAGGCTTGTCCCCATTTGCGAGAAAATGCTGTCACATTGCCTGAATCGATCAGGGTGCCACCTGTACGCACCTTCACCAAAATCTGAATGTGACCGTTAGACCAAAAGGTGGTAAGTTTTGATCCATTTTGCACAACGTAAACAGGGGATGCCGCAACAATACCACCAATGGTTTTTAAACCAGAATACTGAACAGAGGCGACCGAAGCGACAAATTGCTGTTTGATAGATCCAAAATTAATGAATTGCGCCGCCGCGTCATCAAGGTTAAAAGCTACCGATGCTTCCGTTAAAAGGTTTAACCGTGAAGCCACAAATTCATCCCGTGGACCATCTAAACGTGATGGGTTAGGGGATAACATATCCACATTGTCACCGCCCGATGCCGCTGGATCGTCTGCCAAATTTTGTAGAAACGCATGAAGTTCAAGGACGCTATAAACCTGTGTGCTGGCCCCCGCCTGACGGCGTATGTCACCGGTGGCACTAATTTGAAAGTCGTTTTGAATAGCCATAAGTTTATCCTTTATTCATCTAAAGCTTGGCTTGCTGTGATTGTGGCATTTACCCCTGCAAGCGTGGTTGTTGTGCGCCATTGCTGATAAAACGGTGACGTTGTGGCTTTGCGCACGACGATTTCAATAGGGGCAGAGCCGGAAACCGTATAAGAATAGGCGTATGACGTGCCTGTTGTTGCGTTTGCCAGAACGGCTAAGGTATCAGTGCGACGTATAAGGATGCTCGAGCCGGACACAATGCCGTCAATCGTTAAAGTTGCGCTAACGGAATTATCCACAGTTATGTTGGGGCCGGTATTAACAAAGGTTACACTGGGTTGAAGCTGTACCGTCACTGCGCCGCCGCTGGTATTGGTCAACGTCAGAGTCCCGCTGATTGTTGCGCCGCGCAGGTCATAGGTTCCGGCTGCCGTGAAACGCATCGTGGCGGTTTCGAGCTTGGGCGAATACACGCCAGTTGTGCCGCGCACCACAATGCCTTGCAGGAAGCAGGTCGCCGCCGCGCCATTCGCAAAGGAAATCGTGCCAGTGGTCTTGAGCCTGTCGAATTTCGTCCCGGCTGCAAGAGTGGTGCTTTTGACCGTGATAGTATTGGTGCCGGTATTGATGGCAAAGGCACTCGCCGCCGTAGCGTCCACCAGTATGTTCAGCGCTCCCAAGTCCACCGTGGTTCCCGCCGCGTTGACAGGCTGCGTGAACAGCGTCGGGTATTCCAAACGCGCAGAGTTTGCCTGACATTTCCAGTCCTTTGCCGCGTCGTAGAAATTATTAAGCGTGGCGATGGTAGCCAAAGCCGCCGCTGATGCCTGCGAAAGCGTCACGGCAGTATCAGGAAACATCGTGACGCCTTGGGTCAGATCGCCCGTGCCAAGCATCGGGATAGATAGGTCACTCAGCAGATGCGCGTAGGCGTGCGAGCCGACGCGGAACACGTCATCGCTATTGTTCGACACGCTGCGACGGTCATAAACTGGCGTGGCGTTGACGTTGCTGGTCGGGTAAACCGCCGCCGTCAGGATTTCAAGCTGCGAGGTCAGACCAGAAGCATTTGACGTTCCAAGATAGGTGCGGTCGTTCGTGTAGTTATCGTTTGTGCGGTTTGAGCGCAGCCCGTTGTTGGTGTCCCGCATGAAAACATGGACGTTTTGAATCGCAGCAAGAGCTGGGGTGCGGTATTGGAAAGTCACGCGCTTGAGAAACTCAATACGCCCATTCGGGAAATTGACTCCAGGTTCATTGAAGTCAATAAGTTGGACCGTGGAAGAACCCTGCACGTTATTGACGAGAGCAATTCTTGATTGTCGGGTGCAACTGACTGAAAGACCCTTCGCCCCGTCTGGCAGATTTACCAGCGTGTAGGTACCCGTCAATGTTCCGCCAAGGATTGGGTATCCCTCGGGCGCTACTGACCCTGGGGTACCAAAAAGATTTGAGTATGAGCGGCTTGCTCCAGCGCGAGGATACAGGAAACACATCGAACCCAAACCAAGCGCGTTAACTGTAAATGTCCCACCCGCATCGACGATGTACCCAGCCGAAACGCTGATGTTGCCGCCACCAACCCACTGGAAAGGCTGACTATTTGCAAAACCATAATCAATCGTCGTGGTGCCGAAGCTCCAAAGGCCGGAAAGTGCAATGCTGCCGCCAGCCCAAACAAAACTTCCGCCAGCATTGATAATCATCGAACCGCCCGCCTGTGTCCAGTGTTCGGTTCCATTGGTGTTGCGGATACGCGTGACTCGGCACCATTCGCGTATTCCGTAGGTTGACGCTTGCGTGGTCGCTCCATACCGTTCTTCCACGGTCAAAACTCCACCCGAATTGACCACCAGTTCGTTTAGCGGTGCCGTGATGCCAAATTCAAGTCGCTCAATGCTAGGCTTAATTCGCAGCGATCCAGTCACCACAAGCTGCAAATTCATCAAATAAGTGGTGTGCGTTACCAGATAGCCCTGATTGATAGCCCGCGTGGTGACACCCGCGATACCCGCTATCGCCGCCAGACTGGAATCGCCTCGCGCTGCCGTGCCGCTTTGGCTTGACACAAAGGCAATCGCATCGCCTTTCGCAGATAGCAGAACATCGAAGGTCGTGCCAGTCGCAGCAGCAACAATCCACTCGCCATTGTAATTCGTGGTTCCCGTGATCCGCACCAGATTGCCCGCCGCGTACGACTGCGTGCAGGTAAAGCGCACCCCGCCCGTGATGGACGCAGCCGCAGTGATGGCGATGCCAGACTCGTTAGCTTGCGTGATGATTGATCCAGCGACAGAAAACGTCACAGCCACCTCTCGATCAAGGCATCATCATAATTGATCGGTGATGCCGCCGTTCCTGTTGTGATGGTCTGATTGGCCATGTTGCCCAAGGGATCTGGTTTAAAACAAAGGGTATCTTGGGCAACACCCCTGCCAAGCGGTTTTTTAAAATGCCAAAGGTCATACCTCAAAGGCATACTTTGCAGACACACCAATTTCACAATTTACGGGTCAGTTATGGGGCAGCAACGGGGTCAAAAAGGCCCTGTTTGTTTCGATAAGGAAACAAAAAAAGACGGGTATTGCCGGATAAATTGTGCTGCGAATAAAATTCCGAATCTGAGGGTCGTTGGTTCAAGTCCAATCGAGCGCGCCAAGGTTTCCCGCCATATTTTCAATTTGCGCTTTTTTTAAGGGGTCAGTTATGGGGCAGTTACCTTTTTTTAGAGGGCCCTTGGGATAGGTCAAAACGGCGTTTGGATTAAGGCGCGGCGGGCGCGGGGTATGACTTTTTCCGCTACATCTGGCTTTCAATCACCCACTGGCTGCCTGTCCAAATCAAAACGGCGGCTTTCCATTGCGCTGTCAGGGTATAATCCGCGGCCCCGTCAATGGTGTCACGAAACGCCGCCGTGGTGGTGTCAATATAGCCGCCGTCTACTGCCCCTTCCTGCAAGGAGGCCCCGTAGGCAAAAAACCCGTTGCCTGTTGTGCCAGCATAGGTCACGGTGGTGCCATCATACAAACGGATGGCAAGCCGAACGGTGCCCGAGGCTGTGGGGACGGTGGCGGTTAAGATCAAGCGATACCACCCATTGCCCACGTTGGCGACGCTGGTGGCGGCAACGGCAAACGTGCCCACCGCATTGGAAAAATCCACGGCCCCCGTGCTCAGGTTGGCCCGTAGCTGGACGCGGTTTGTCCCCGTATTATCGTCAATCATCACAATGCCAAAAGTCCGCTCGTCGGCCTTGAGATACACCGATCCCACCACGGTCACAATACCCGCGGGCTTGGTGTAGGACTGGCTGCAATCATGGCTGGCGTTGGTGGTGTTTTCCTGAATCTCAAAAGCCGTGCTGCCACCAAACGGGTCTGTCACCGCTGTGGCCCCTATGACGGTGTTGGATTTTGTCCATGCGGCGTTGGAAAAAACGTTGCTTTGGATCAAGCGGTTATCACTGCCCCGTGCTGCCACGGTGCCTGTGGCATTGATGCGCTTTAAACTGGCAGACCATCCAGCGGATATAGCACTAGCGCGGGGGAGTTTTAAGTCGATATTGGCAGTGGGGTTTAAAAGGATCACTTTCCCAGAATCCGATGCCACCAACGCCCCATTGGCGGTGACGGATTTTGTGCCCCGTACAATCACCGCGCCCGAGGCCGTCCATGCGCCGCTGGTATAGGTGTACCGCGTGCTTTCATCCTGTACCCACACACTAGCCCCCTCAAACGGATCTCTGAACGTCCACGCCCCCGATAGGTACTGGGCCAGTTCGTTAGCCTGTCCTGCCCACGCGCCCGTGGGGGATGCACCCACAAGGTACAAAACCCCCTCTGTGGGGCTGACGGGGGGCGTGGCAAGGGTCCGTGACACCACACTGGTTTGCACCCATCCATCCAACACATTCAGGGCGTCATTATGCGTGACCTCTTTTTGCGCTTGGGATGTGGAAAGGTAGGGAATCAAAAGGCGGGGGGTTGGCATAAAAAGGTCCTTTATCGTTTAGGGTTAAAGCGTGGCAATGCAGGGTTTACCGCGACCGACTACAGATGACATTTGGTAAAGCCTCACAGAAACCGATGACTGATTACTGCCAAAATCTGCGACCTGTTGGGCGGATGTATAGACAACGGACGGGGTGACGCTGGATAAGGTCCTCACAACGTTGGCCCCGTTAAAAATATCCATTTCATACAGTTCTGTAAATTCGGCCAAAGGCACCTCTTGGCTATCCACCCATGCGCCGCCGTAGCGCGTGCGTCGTTTCCATGTGAAGGTGATGGTGCCCGCGCTGCGTGTGGACGCCAGATGCACGGGGCTATAGGGCTTTAGGTTGGCCGCCGTAGGGGTGAAGGCTTGCGCGGCAATGTCGGGTTCCAGCTGCCCATTGGACACACCTTTTAAGGACGTTTGACGATTGATGTCCCCAAAGATCATCTCTGTTCTTTCAAGGCCGCCGCCCAAGAGCAAAAAGACCTCCCCAGCAGCACTGTGGGTCAAGGCATCCTCGGTGCCATTGCGCCCGCGCAGCAAGGTGGACAACCGCCACGTGGTGCCCGAGAGCAACGTGGCCGTTTGAAACTGGATCAGTTCGTTTCCAATCAAGGCCGCGTTAGCCCCATTGAGCATCTCAAGCTCCGTGACAGATGACAGCGTCCCATCGGTCAACGTCACATCCACGGTGGATCCCTTGTCGGTGTAAAACGGATTGCCTGCGGTTAAAAGGCTGGCCGTAACGCCGTGGGTCATGGGTGTGGAAAGGACCTGAATCAAGCCATAATCCCCGCCGTCGCTACGGTAAACTTGGGTATACCGCCACTTGTTATCGTTTGTTTGTCGGCCTGTTGACAGAAAAAAGGCTGGGTTTTCAGATATGCCTGTGGTGATGGGCAGGTTTAGCGCGTACAGCGCGGCGGGTTGTGAGAGCAAAATTTCCTGCGTCGGCAAAGGGTCAGACCCTTTCAGGCTGGCTTGGTAACTGGCCGCGTCGGTTGTGACGGCGTCAATATCCAGCCTTTGACCGTTTACGGTGATTTTTAACAGCCTTGCCGTCCATGTCCGACCCGCCACCGTTAAAGTGATGACGTCCCCCGCCTCGAGCAACGCAAAATCCAAAGAAACGGAAAAAGAAAACGTGTACAATTCCGACCAATACGCGTTTAAAAGGATTTCCGCCCGCGCCCGCGCCTGATCCGATGTTAGCACCAAGCGACTGTCAATGGTGGTTATGGTGGACCCAGACCCCACTTGCCGATCCGCCGCCTGTGTGGACCCTTGATAATCGGAAAACCGATCATAAAACCCAAGCTCTACCCGCTGGGGCAAAGACTGGCGGGGGGTGCGGGTGACGGTGTAAAGGTTTCTGCCCTCGGATTCACTGGACCCACGGGGCAAAAGATGATCCTCTGTGATGGTGGCCACGCTGGCCTTTCCCCGCTGCCTAAACGCCAATGTCCCGCCGCGCTCTAAGGTATCAATCTGAAAAATTTGGGTGATGGCCTCCACCGCCGCGCGGACCTCATTGCGACCGGACAAAGCCAGACCCCCGACAAGGCCGGATATATCGGACACATCCAAACTCACATTGGGCAGACCAGCGCGTCGGACAAAGTCTGATAAAATAGATTGTAAATCAGCCATAAAGCCCCTGAAAAACCCAGCGAAAATAATAATACCACGACGATTCGATCTTGTTGGATCGATTTGCCGCGGCCAAAAGCCGCTCGTTCACCTGAAACGATGGGGACGCAATTTTTTTATAATACTCATACGCAAAAATGCACCGCGCCGCATCGTCGGGTTGGTACATCGCCCGTGGGTGAAGGTACTCAGACCGACTGGCTTGCCACCGGATAGCGTCAAAGGTGTCGGTGGTGGCAAAAAATTCATAGCGTTTTCGGCTAGGCGTCCGGATCCAATCCGACAAAAACGTAAACGCATTGTCCACCACAGATCCAAAGGCCCCCGTGATGATGGCAATTTCAATCCATGGTTCCAAATCATATTGGTGATAATGCAGGGCATCGCGGCGGATCATGTCGATGCTTTCTCCGGTGGATTCAGCCTCACGCGCCATGTCATGGGTGCTGTTGTTATAGGACCCAAACAAGGAACCGGCCACCGTGGCACTGGGCAGGGATTCGGACACCACAACCTCTGTATTGCCGCCGGTGAATGTAGCACTGACAAAGGTATACCATCCCGCATTGGGGCCGGATTGGACGTAGACTTTATCCAGCCACGTTGTGAAAAAAGACGCCGTTTGATTGCCCGCAATGGTGATCTTTTTGGCCCCTTGATTGATCCCCGTGATGGTGAATTTTGCGGGCTTTGTGATGGCCCCGTTGCCAAAGGGGAAGTTCTGGGTGGCAAACGTGGTGACGTTGGAAACCAGGGTATTGTAGGATGTTGTAAGGCCCAACAGCTGGTAAACGCGCAGCAGGATTTTGTAGTGGTGGGCGTAGTGGTTCCCATATTGCAGCTTGCCCTCCCCCGTGGCGGGGTTAAAAGACCATGATTCTTTGGCCGTTTTCAGGGCATTCAGCCACGTGGTGATGGTGGCTTGTTCACCGGCGCTAAAATTGCCCCAGCGATTCCCGATAACCCGCAGCAGGTTTTCAAAGTTGGTTTCATCAATGGGCTTGCCCGTGGGCTGGTTTATGCTGGCCCACGCCAGAACAATGCTTTTGACTTTGGCCAAAGCCTCTGTGTCGGGGATGCCGCCGTGGGACGCGGTATAATTGTAGTATTGATTTAAAACAGGCAGACGGACCCGCAATTCATTAAACCCCTCACGGGTTTTTTGCACGTTGGGATCGCTGGTATCCGCCACCCCTTGCGATGACATAACCGCCACCGCGCTGTTGGCGTCCCCCAAATACGACGTGGCCAGTTTCACCAGCAGCTTGCGCCGTGCGTTATACCATCCAATGGGCACACCTGAGGGAGCAAAGGACGATGGCAGGTTTTGCACGGCAAGGGGACTATCGGTGCCAAAATTGATAGGCATTATCGGGACTCCAGCATCATGATAAAGTTGGTCTTTTTTTGGGACACAAAAACCCGCCCATCCGGCATGGCCACCACGGCATTGGGAAAGGCCACGGTGCCATAATCCGACAAAAGGTTTCGATATTTGCTGTAAACCTTCACCTGATTTCCAAACAATGTGGCCACAGCCATGGGCTGGTAGGGGTCCGCCGCATTGCACGCAATGGCCACGGGCCACGTGCCTGTGTTGCGCTGGGTCACTATTGTGTTTGTGCTTTCATTCACAACCGTGATGGTGGTTAGCCCGATGTTGCACACCCAAAGGTGATTTGTCGTAAAAATGGCCGCTTGCATATTTTCTTGGAAAGTCTGTCTAGCCATGCCCGCAGGGAAAAAGCCAAGATTTTGAAGATTGAAGGACCCTGCCCCTGTAGTACGATTGATTTTTTTAACCGATGTATTGCAGGAAACCCAAATATCTCCATTTTCCGCTTTCACGACGCCAAATGGAGCGTCAAAACCGCCGTATTCCGTGACGGCAAAGGTGGATCGATTGATCTTTGTGACCTTGTCGCGCATGGGGTGCGTGACCCAGAAATTGCCATCCCCATCGGCGGCGATATTTTGGGGGTAGTAGTCCACGGGAATGGTGGTGACAATGGTATCGGTAAAGGGGTCCAAAACCGTGACAGAGGCATCGGTGGTGGAAACACAAAACAAACGGCCTGTCGCCGCATCCACGGCCATGGATGTGGGAAATGATGGTAAACCGCCCAAATAATCCGCATACCCCGTCCTTTGCAAAACATACTCTTTTTGCAAAGTGTCGGGATTGATGCGGGTGATGGTCCGTTTTAACCGCGAAAGCGCGTAAATTTTATTGTCGATGGGATTCAGCACCAACGCCGATGGACCATCCTCCACCGTGGCGCGGGCCAAGGTCCCCACCACTTCCACATTGATCTGGGGGATGGTTTCCCCGTAGGGGGCAATGTCAAAATCACGGATCAAAAACCCTGCCTGTCCACGGAAGGCGGGGACTTGATTCACCCCAGCCACGCTTTCAATGTACGCATTGGTGTCTTGGGTTTCCAGCCCAAAATAAATATCGTCAATAGAAAACCCTGTTTTAACTTGGGTTTGGATTTGGCTGCTGCGCCCGTCATAAACCAATTCACCGTTAAACCATAGCCGCCGAATGCCCACGATGCCGCGACGAAAAGAAAAAGAGGCGGGTTCTTCTTCGTCCTGCACAACCGTTGTGATGGTTTCGGCGTCCGTTGAGGGAACAGCGCACACTGACACAAACACATCCACCAAGACTTGACGGGTTTGGCCTGTGGCCACAGGTTTCGAGCTGAATTTACCCGTCCGCTGGCGGACGTATTCCGTGGTGGTGATATCCCGCGCGTCGGATTGCCACAAAACGTTGCCCCCGAGCCTGACAGTGCCATAGGCCAAGGGCATGATTTTGCCATAAACGGATGTTAGGGTTTGATCCAACCCCACGGATTCATTCACCACGCGGCTGCTTTTTTTGCCCACGCCCAAAATGGCATTGTCAATCTGGGACCCAATAAAGCCCCCCGCCGTAGCCAGCAGGACAGACCCCAAAGGCCCCGCAACAGACCCCAAAGCCGCACCCCCAATGGTCAAAGCCAGCGTGGCCATAAATCAATCCTCCCGAAAAGACCATACGCCCCACAAACTGAGGCCGTTAACCAACCGCACCGGCGCATGACATACCCGCCCCACACGGGGATCAGAGGATGTATGGATCATGCTTTGTGCATCCACACCAAGGCCCAAATGGGTTAAGACGCCATTTTTGGCAAACAGCAACAATCGCCCCGCCTCTGGCCCCGTCCCTGAGGGGCCCGCCACCTTATGCAGTCGGTTTAAAAAAAGGGTGTGCCACCCAGCATCCTGCCAGAATGTTGCCGGATAAACAGGCAAAGCGTCAGCGGTACAGGAAAAAATATTTTCATAAACCCCTTTGATCAGCCCCAAACAATCGCACCCGCTGCCTTTGACGCTGGCCCCATGGACAAAGGGGGTCCCCACCCATCCCATGGCCTCTTTCACAATCAAAGCGTCAAGGGCTGCTGTCATGACAAGCGATCCGTGGGATTGGCCAATTTGTCCATGCCGCCCAAAAGATGCGGGGGCTCGCCGCGAAAATTTTTCACATTATTAAACAAAGTGCGGCATGTCTCAAACCGACGATCACACCCCCGCGTCATGCGAAACGTATCCCCCACCGTGATCCCAAAAAACATGGGATCCACCAAAGCCACAAGCCTGTCGGCTTGGTAGGTTTTCACCACAACCTCTTGCCCAGCATTGACGCCGCCCGTCCATTTTAAAATGCCGTAGTTAAAATACCCGTTGGCTTGCGCGGTACCGCTGTGACCGAATGTTTTGAAATCCGTCACCGACGTGACGGTATAGGAAAACGTGATGGGGGCGGTATCCACCTTGCACCGCGCATCCCCCAATTGCTGGGCGCGGCAAAGGGGCTGGTACATCTCCATAAAATCGCGCTGGAAAAAGTCTTTCAGGGACCGCAATTCCGCCGTAAACGTCTGGCCATTGATTTGGATATTGCCAATGGTGGCCCGCAATAAATACCAAACATTCCCCGTATCCGATAATGATGATGGCGGGGCCAGATAATTGATTTTAAAAACATCCACCGTTGCACCGTCATATTTCCCCCCCAAAAGATCGTCGTCCGTGATGCGATCATCGGTCAGTAACCCCACCACATCCACGTTGTCGGCGGCCATATCCGGCGATGATTCCAATGCCGAGGGGCTTAGGCTGTCGGTTGGCAAATACGTCAAACCCTCAAGCGCAAGGGGCGCATCCAAAGAGGTGAACCCAAAAACCACACCATCCGCCCGCGTGATTTTCACCATCAGGGCCAAGGTTGTGACTTGGCTGGCAAGGTGGCTGGCAAAGGGGGTGCTGAACGTTCTCACACCCGCACCTCGACAAGAGATAGATCATTAAAAGATTGATAAAGCGGGGTTTCAAACGTCCCTGTCAACGTATCCGTGTCAAAGCGCACGGGCACGTCAAAGGCAAACCCTGCTGTCACCAAAACCCCATTTGCGGGGGCGGCGGTAAAGGTGACGATGCCCGTTGTGGTGTTGACGCTCCACCCCGTGGCCTGATTCACGCCATTTAAGGCAATCAAAACGGTGCCCGCAACGGGTTTTGTGATGGGGCGAATATGGGTGATGGCACCGGAAACATAGCGTTTCACCAAAGCAAATGTTGTCAGGCTGCCCGTTCCCGTCCCCAGTTGCTGATCTGTAGCGGCGGGGGTGGCGATCATACTGGCCCCACTGTGCCAGTCAGACGGGTCCTTGAAACGGAATCCATACCCACGCCCTTGCCGCGCATGAAAAAACGCCACAATTTCGGCAATCTCAGCAGGGGTGCGCCCCGCAAGGCTGATCCCATATTGCCGTCTGGCTTGGGACCAATTGACGTTGCGCTTTTCAAAACCCGTGGACAAGGTGACAATGTCTGTGGAAAACCCTGCGCCGCCAAAAGACCCAATGGACAACGCATCAGGAAAACGGTCGTCATGAAAACTCATGCGTTACGGCCCCCCTGCACAACCGCCTTGCGTAAGGCTGCATTGATCTGGCCTTGGCTGGCTTTGAAACTGGCCGCATCAGGGCTTTTGATGGTCATATTGATAATCACAGGGGCTGCCCCACCGCCCTGCATGGCCACAGGAATGCGGCGGCCATCAGGCAGGGGGACAAATGCCTCGGGTGTGCGACCTTCGCCAAACACGGCAAGCTGAGGGCGGTTGGCAATGCCCCCCATGGAATAACGGTTTAATGGCATGGAACCGTCGCTGGTCATAATGCCGCCAAGGGCAAGGGGTTTGACATTGACAAACCCGCTGGGGCTCATGGCCTTGCCACCCGATCCGGCCATACTTGCAAAAAAACTGCCAAAGCCGCCGCCAGAGGCTCCCCCCCCGCCCCCAGAAAACGCCCCCGATAGCATCCCCGCCAAAGGCCCCGTGATGCTTTGACGCACAACAATGCGGGTGATGTCGGCAATAATGGAATCGGCAAGGCTTTTAAACGACAGCTTGCCCGTGGTGGCCAAATTGACAAAGGCATCCTCGAGACCGCGCAGGGCATTGCCCACCGCATCCCGCGCCGCCGTGGCGCGATCTTGAATGTCGGCCAAATAATCTTGGAATCCTTCTTGAATCCCCACATTGATGTCTTCCCGTTTCTTGCGAAAATCCTCCAGCAGGGCAGTTGTTCTGGCTTTGGTGGCCTCGGCCTCGGCGGCGATCTGGGCGGCATATTGCCCCGACAAATCAATGGACCGCTGCTTGGCCTCGTTATCAATATCCCGCAGCATGACCATTTTTTCCTGCTCGGCCACGCTTTTGCCAATCAGACTGATCTCAAATTTCAGGGATTCTTCTTTTTCGCGGCTGCTGGCCAAAAAATCAGACACGGCACTGCGCTGGCGTTCGTCTTCCCGCGCACGTTCTTCGGCCAGTTGCTTTAACGCGCGGGCCTCTTCGGCAATCGCACGCTGGCGTTCGGCGGCATAGCTGCGCTGGGCGGCGGCGGCTTTGTCGGCGGCCTGCTGCTCTATTTCTAGCCGCCTGTCACTAACACTGCTATCAGGTTTGGGGGCGTTGGCCAATCTTGCGTTTTCTTCGATTTGGTCTCGCGTGAACCGTACCGAAGAGTCTGGTTTGGGAATGGGGCCAGCGGTGGGTGGTTTGGGAATGGGGCCAGCGGTGGGTGGTTTGGGTTTTACTATGCCTTGCTTAATAAGGTTTGCAGAGGAAAACGGATTTAAAACAGCTATTAACAAACTTTTTGCACTGTTTAATTTTTTAGATTCGTCTGATATGGCCTTGAGTGCTAAATTCAATGTGTCACTTTTAGGTATAAGGCTATCTATTGCAATGCCCACATTATTAAGGCCTTCAAAAAAATCATTCACCGCTGGAATAGTGGACTCTAAAAGGGTTGCTCCCATTCTACCCAAAAGTTCCTCGGACCTATTTAATCGATCCCCAAAATTGTCAAGTTCTTTAATGCCCTCTGTGCTAAACCGGCTACGAAATTTTGTCATGCCTTTATCGCCCTCTTCCAAAAGAGGCAGAAGGGTGGCAAAAGAGCGACCAAAAATCTGAGTCCCTTGCTCAAAAATGGCGGCATCGTTCGGGGCTTCCCTAACCTTGGCCGCAAACTCTTCAAAAATATCCGACGTGGCCCGAATGGACCCATCATTGTTTGTCACGGCAATGCCTAAATCTTCAAAAGCGGCGGCGGCGTCTTGATTGCCCGACGCAGCGGCGGCAATGGTTTTGTTTAATTTACCCAAACCCCCCACGATGGTTTCAAAGGACACCCCCACCTGTTCACCCGCTTGGCGGTATTGATCCAGCCTCGTGGCCGCAACCGTGGTGGCAGCGGCGGCGTCGTTTAATTTTCCGGCCAAGTCCACAGCACTTTTCCCAAGGCCCAAAAGACCAGCCACAGAAACGCCAATTCCCAAAGTCGCCAAGCCCCGAGACATACCAGCAATGCCAGAGGTCAAGGCCCCAATGCCCCCCGTGGATTGTTGCGCGGACCGACCAATGCCATCCACCCGCTTGCGGAAATCATCCAACACCGCCACATTCTTGGTTTGGGCATTGACGGCAAACTGGACGGTGCTTTCAAACCTAGCCATGACGGGCCTCCTTTTTGCGGGCAAAATATGCCAACGTTTCGTCTTCCATGGTTTGAATATCCTTTAACAGCCCCAAACGCTCTTTTTTGGGGATCCCCATGCTGCCCATAACCACAAACACAACGTTATAATCCAAACCCAGCCGCGCCCCTTCCACAGCACGCCACTGAGTCTGCACCAGCAAAAACAGCTCGACGGCTTTTTCATTTTCGCCCATCAAATCACAGGTCAGGCTTTCCAGCCGCTCCTTGGCATCCGCTGCGCTCAAAGACCCATCTTGCCGCATATCGAGAACCTCATAGGCTTTGGATAGGCTGCCACCGACAATATGCAGGGCAGCCTGCCTTAGTTTTTTCTTTTCACCAGACTCCACGATTCATGGAACGCCTGAAAAAATAGCGTCATGATTTCGGGAAACTCGGTGATAAAATCCAGCAATGCCTGATCGCTAAAGGGCACGTCGTTGCCGTCAACGTCTTTGCAACCCCGCCACCCCACAACAATGGCCTTGACCTGATCCACGGGGGGAAGGGCCTCAATGGTGGCAATCTTGTCTAGGGCGTGCCGTTTAAATTCAGCCTCAAACAGCGTCTTTTCCACAATCTGGCCATTCTCGGCCACGTGGGCCACAATCGGCCAAAAGTAGGTTTCGGGGAGAATTCTAAACATAACAATCCTTTAATTCACCAAAATTCGGATTTCATCATTTCCGGTTGTCACCGACGGCGTCAAACGGGCGTTAAATTGGGTTGTGGATATGCCCTGCACGTCCCCATACTGGGGCTCGGTGACTTGCACCGCGGGGGCAGAAATCACCACACGGTTGCCCGCTGTGGTGCCATGGGTGATGGTAAAGTTGCCTGTGACAGCATCCCGCACGTTTACCCAATAATCTTTTTCGGCCTGCGTGGCGGATTCGATGGTGATCTGGCCGGTCACTTCGCGGTTGGTGATCAGGATGCTTTCCCCCCCTGTGCCCACAAAGGACCGGTATTCCACCTGATTCCCAGCATCAATGGTGATGCCAGACAAAACGGCGTTGGCATAGGATTGCAGGGTAAAGGCACTGCTGTTTTGGTTATTAAACACCAAAGGCGTCTGCCATCCCGTATAAACGGCGGTTCCGGGGGTCACATCGGTGGGGGACTGATAAAGACCTGTAAAAATAAAATTCATCACAGGACGTTCGCGGTTGTTCATGGCAATGTTAAATGTGCCACGCGCCCCACGAATCACGTGACGCACACCATCCCGAAAGGCGTACAAAGTTAGGCTGGGCACGGTGCTGGTTGGGTCATATTGCACACTCACCCCCGCGTTGACCGTTTCCGCAAACCCGCAAGCCCGAATCAAAGGGGACCATTTGGGGGCCGTTCCCGCCGCGCCTGATCCTGCCAATTCGACAGTAAAGGACACCTCGGACCGAATGGCCGCAGGCAGCTGTTGACTGGCCCCCAAATAGGGGCGAATCAAATCCCGATTGACGTATTCCGATTGCGCGGGATTCATGCTTAAATCACTGATCAACATGGCATCCGTGCCCACAACAGGGACGGAATCCGTGCCGTATGTGGTTTCAATCTTTGCCAAAATCAGCTGTCGGCGCGTGAATAGTTGGGCCATGGTTACATCCTTTGTTGCCAGTTATCATAGGGGGTGCGGTAATTGATCTGGTATTCCAGCTGCGTTTCACAGGCGGTGCCTTCGGAAAATTCCAGCGCATAGGTCACGTTGGTGCCGGTGATTGACAACGCAAGGCCGCCCAGTTGGCCGTCTGCCATCAGGGCACTATGGATCTGGGCCGCGAGGGCCTCGCTGGCCACATCGGGCGCGTCCCCGCGTGTGAACAGACGCACGGACACCAGCAGCTGCCAATCCTGATAAATCGTTGTGTTGTCCCCTTCGCCGCTATCGGATACGGGCTCAATGATCACAGCGGGCAATTCCAAACGGCCAAGGGCCGCGCGGCGGGACCGGAATACCTTTAGGCCCGTATTGCTCAAACCCCGAACGCGCTCCACCACTGCTTGCAGGATGGACTCCCGCACGCTCAGGATATATTTGGGGGTGGCTTGGGATTTTTTGATCATGATTCGTCATCCAGCGGCGTGACCGTGGCCTCGGACAATAGGCCATCGTCAATCTGACGCACAGTTTCGACGCGATAATCCGCGCCGTTAATGGTGACAACATCACCGTGGCTCAAAAACGAAAAACTGGTGGTGGCAAAGGTCACCTTGCAGGACCGCCCAATAGACATACCGCCAAAGGCATCTTCGTCGGGCTTATCAAAAATCACAGTCCCTGTTTTACGGCCACCATTGCCTGTCACAACGGTGGCCGTTTCGCCCATGTCATCAAAAAACGCGCTCATGCGCTCGACAAAGGGCATGGGTCACCTACTTCTTAGACGTTTCTTTGGCGGATTCGTCTTTGTCGGGGATGCGGTAAGGGGCTTCTTTGGTGTAAACGCCGCGATTGGAGCCTATCAAGGCATCGGCGTCTTCTTGGTTTAACGCGAACACTTCCCCAATCTTGGCGTGAACGGTTTCATTGGACGGCGTGATCACGATGGTTGCTTCTTTAATCAAAACGTTAGGCATAGATTTTCCTTTCAGGTTAATGGTTTAGATTTCAGATTAAGAAGTTAAAGCGTCATCCATAACGGCAAAGGCCGCAGGTTGGCGAATCCCAAAATCCGCGTATTGATTGATGGTGATGCGCACCTGTCCATTGGTGGCCAAGGTGTAGGGGTCAATGGTGATTTCAGGCGAATCAAACAAAGCCAAAACCGCCATGTCCCACATGCTGGCGAAAATCACCGACGAACACACACCGCTGGATGTCCCTTTGGTCAGGTTGCTGGGGACGTTGTTTGTCACCGCCACACGGTAGTCGTTTAATGGCTGCGGCCCGCCATCCCACAGAAATTGTAGGTTTGTGGCCTTTTGTGTGCCTTTGGCCGTGCCACGGATTTTGGTATTGATCAGGTAACCCGCTGTCCCATCGGGCTCTGCGTTAGCATTGGCCACGGCAGATTCTAAGCCAATGACGTGGGTCCAAGCAAAGTTAGCCCCGTTAGTGCCACCCACAACAGATCCCACGCCGGACGTGTTCCGAATACCCCGCATGGCAGGGGCCGTACCACTTCCATTGATACACTCGTTTTCAATGGTCACGGCCA